GTGGAAGTATGTCTATGACGAATTCTATGACTGTGTGATCTGCCCGGAATACCAGCTCCTCAAATATGCGACAACAAACCGGGACGGCTACAGGGAATACAAAAGCGATCCCAAGATTTGCACAAATTGTCCCTCCAGAGAGCGATGCACCCACTCCAAAGACTGCGTAAAAACCGTACAGAGGCATATCTGGAAGGATTACGAAGAGCTGGCAGACGATGCCCGTTATACACCGAAGTACCAGGATCTTTACAAGCAACGGAAAGAGACGATTGAACGCGTCTTTGCAGCTGCCAAAGAAAAGCACGCTATGCGTTATACGCAGTACAGAGGCTTGGCCCAGGTGACGAACTGGGTGAAGCTTAAGTTTGCTGCCATGAATCTGAAAAAGCTGGCCACCCGGAAGTGGAAGGAGTGTTTTATCTATCCGCTTTTCCGAGCCGTTTTCCTCTTTCTTGAACGAAATCCGGCTGTAGCTTGATGAATGGGATTGGTTTTTCGACAAACTGAAGCTGCCCTGCTTGTGCGCAGGGCAGCTTGAATATTCTTAGTAATGTTGCAGCAGGCGATTTTCGCAACTGTGTATCGCCGGTTCCTCTACGCCATTTTTACACCATTTCGGCGTGGAGTAGTATGGAATTGCATGAAGTTATATAGTGGCTGTTTGTGCGGAAAACACGCCGAAATCAAGAAATATCGGTATTTATGAGGCAATATTGAGATATAGAATCAGGTGAATCGCCCTCGATACCAAGTTTCATATATTGCTACATCTCCTTAAAAATGCTGTTTTATCATGAGAAGCGTTTTTGTTTGCAAAAGCGCTGTAGTGTTTAATTATAGCACAAGGAGATAATTTTCTCAATAGCTAACTTTCTTTCAAATTGCAGCAGCCGGCGCAAAATCAAGGCAAGTCCGCTATATACTGCGCGCAAGGTGAAAAGCCTTGAATTTACATTGTTTTTTCTGTTTTCATTTCAGCGTGTTTGTGTTAGAATAGACAGGCAAAAGAGGTGACTTTCAATGCCCGAAAACAAGTCTGTTCTCATACAGATGATCTGCGAAAATATACCGGATGCGATGTACATTCTTGATACCCACGGAAACACTTTGTGGTACAATAAAAACAGACGAACCCCGAACCCTTGATTTTTCAGGGGTTCGGGGTTTTCTTGTTACTAATGTGTGCATAGTTCAGCGTTCAGCGGCCTAAAATGTTCACCGGTTTGAACCCTATGGAATCAGTTCCACGGTGGCCTTCAGTTCGTCCAAAGTCTTGTGATTATAGACCCGGTTTCCCGTGTCCTTGGACACATGACCCATAAGCAAATCAATACATTTCCGGTTGGCCCCGGCGCTATCCAATTTGGTTTCAAAGGTGTGGCGGCATTCGTGCGGGGTATGATTCAGCTTCAGGGCCTTCATAATATCCGCCCAAAATATCCGGTATTGAGTTTGATTGCAAATCTTCCCATTGTAGCTGATCAGCCGGGGGCCACCTTCGGCAAGCCGCCGTTCAATCAAGGGCCTGATCTTTGGATGGATGGGAACAATGCGGTTCTTACCGGCTTTCGTTTTGGTGCCGCCCTTCATCGTGCCTTTCTTCAAGTCTATATCTTCAGGTTTCAGGTTCAAAAATTCAGAGATACGCCACCCGGAATATAGCAAGATCAAAACCGTATCAACCCAAGGATCAGACTGATGTTCCCACACCGTTTTGGTTTCATCGTTGGTGAACGGAAGGCGGCTGGTGGGCGGTATTGGATCAGAAGTCAGAAGTTCGGAGAAGCACCGGTTTATTATATCCATTTCAAGGGCGAACCGGTCAAGGTGGCCCCACAGGTTCTTGATGGCCGCTTGGGTGCTATACCCTTTCCCACAACCATCAATGGTTTCTTGCATTTGGTAGGATCGCAGTTGTTTATAAGGCTTGTTCACATACGCTGAACAATGCTTGAACGCTGAACAGAGGGAAGAACGATTGGATTCACCCAGCTTCGGGGCCTTCTTTTCTTTCCAGAGGTCAAAAAGCTGTTGAAGGGTAATCTTGGCCCGGTCAACATCCCAAGGATCACGGTTGTATTCAGCAAGCATGATGTTCCCGGCTTCACGGGTTTCAGCATAGCCGATAATGTCATAGATGGGATGGCCTTTGTCATTCCAACCTATGGTTTTTTTCACAATGTATGGGCGGCGGCGTTGGCCTGATAGCTTTGCAACCGTTCCATACCCGTTTGGATTTCGCATTATATCACCTGAACTTTCAAAATTGGGTATGGCAAAGCTAAACCCCATGTGATATAATGTTCAAAGGCGTTTGAAACATTAACTTCAAAAGGGTTTGTTTCGCCTGACCGCTTCCGGTGTGCAAGACCGGGGGCGGTCATTTTTTTTTGCATTTTGAATGGATGTTGAATGAACCAAAAGCCCGGTAAGGCAAGTGGTTTGGGATAATCCTTCAGCATTCAAGATGGTGCAGATACTTCAAACATGAAAGAAAAAAAGAGTATATAAGAAGTATGAAAAATATAACCAGAAGGGTTTTGATCTTGAATGTTGAAGGGTTTAGGTTCAATCTTCGTTGAACACAGTTCCATAGGAAATCTTGGTCATGGTAATTTCACCATCACTATATTCCAGCCATAGATCATTGACCCCGCAAGCATAAGCCCGATAATAAGTGCCGGTATCATTGATATTGGTGTTGGAATACTTCTTCAGATTGAACATGGGAAGAAAATCATCTTTGCTGGAATAAGAAAACTTGTCATACAGCGTGACCCGCTGAAGATTGTCATTGTTGAAGCTGTATTCATTGTTTCCATAGTAAAGGGTTCGGATTGGATAGGCCATGCCGCTTGCCGTTTTATAGTTCCAATCTTCGGTTCTATCAGGTTCACCCAACTGTTCAATCAGTTCAGTTTCACTAATGTTCTTCCCGTCTTTCACTTCATATTGAAGTGCGTCAAAGACTACCGGAACGGTTTCTTTATTTGTGCTTCCGGGATTCTTTGTCATTTGGCTGACCCCAACCCCGATGCCAACGGCAAGAGCCACCAAAACAATCAAGACGGGGATTAGACAACCCTTCTTTTTCATAATAACAATTCCTTTCATTTATCTTACATCACTTTGGAAGGCCACGGCCTTACCAAGAATGATGATATGATCCAACTGTTCCCCGGTATAAACTAAATCTTCATAGTTGGAGTTTTCGGCCTTCAGGATCAATAGATTTTTTTCGGGATAGTAATTCACCCGCTTCAGGGTTGCTTCATCATCAATGATAACAGCGGCAATTTCGCCATTGTTCACCATTTCCTGTTTTCTGATGAACACAATATCCCCGTCATAGATTCTGGCCCCAATCATGGAATCACCCCTTGCCCGTAAGCAAAAGTCAGCCTGAATACTGGCCCCAGCTTCCACATATAGTTCCTTTTCTTCATTGGCAACAATGGGTTTGCCACAAGCAATATCCCCCAACAGCGGGAAACGCTTGGTTTCAATGGGAAATAGATTATCAAAGAACTTCAGTTTTTCAGCGTCAAGTTTCTGATTTGGTTCATTCCATCCCATGATATAGGCCGGTGTAGTATCTAATGCGTCAGCAATAGCCTTGATTTTAGATTGAGTAAGGTTACGCTGATCAAGTTCAATCTTATTTATTGAAGAACGGGATTTGTACCCTAATCTTTTACCAAGTTCATCTTGGGATAAACCAAGTTCTTCTCGGCGATTGCGGATTCTGCTTCCTATTGTGGACAAGTGAATGACCCCCTTTCTGTTACTAATTATACGGCGCTGTTGGCGGCTTGTCAACATGTTTTTAGCATTTTCAAAAAAGATGTTGACATTCTTCCTACATCGTGGTAGTATGTGAGTGTAGACAAGATGCCTACCGATTTTGAAGAAAGGGGTGATTGCCGTATGACCAACACAGAGCTGTTGCGTGAGAAGATCGACCAGTCCGGCTATAAACTTCGGTTTATCGCCAAGAAGATTGGAATTACCTATCAGGGCCTTTTGAATAAGATCAATAATCGTAGCGAATTTCGGGCCAATGAGATTCAGGCTTTGTATGATCTTCTTGGCCTGACGGAAGAAGAACGAGTGGCGATTTTTTTCGCCTGTTAAGTAGGCAAAAAGTCTACAAAAGGAGTAAGCACCATGAATGAAGTCAGTTTGAAACCGGTCATTGATGAACTTGAAACCTTGTTTTCAAAGTTCAACAAAGCCTTCTTTGAAGGGAAGTTGGAAAAGCCTGTGATCATTGTTTCCCCGGATCATACCCGTAGGGCCTATGGGTGGTGTACCGGTTGGAAGGCGTGGCAAGACGGCACCAAGGAAGGCGGCTATTACGAAATCAACCTGTGTGCCGAATACCTGAACCGCCCCTTTGAAGAAACCTGTGGAACCTTGCTTCATGAAATGGTTCACCTTCAGAACCTTCAGGACAATGTTCAAGATACTTCCCGTTCTGGTTCCTACCACAACCGGAAGTTCAAAGAAACCGCTGAAGCCCACGGCCTGACCGTGGAGAAAGGCGAAAAGTACGGGTGGCACAAAACCACCTTGAACCCGCAAGCTGAAGCCTTCGTGAAATCCCTTGGCAAATCCGGGTTCTGTCTGGTTCGGCCCCGTACCAATCCGCTGAAGGGTTCCCGGAAGGGGGGGGATCAAGTTCCCGTAAGTATGTTTGCCCCTGTTGCGGAACCATCATCCGGGCCACCAAGGAAGTTCATGTTCTCTGTGGGGAATGTGAAGTGGCCTTTGAAGAACAGGAGTGATAACCAATGAAGTTGATTGACACCAAGGATTGGAAGGCCGTTCACTTCAAGGATCGAACCATTTTGAGAAGTGACCGCAATCTTTACCCGGAAGTCGATTGGTGGGCTTTGGTTTCCACCGTGGATGTGGAACCGATGAAGGAACCCGGTCATTTCAAGGTGGTAAGCCAATGATGATCACCCGCCAAGTTCGCTGTAAGAAGTGTGGGGAAATGTTTCCCCTGACCTATCCCGAAAAGCTGTCTGACATTGGCCGGGATGTTATTTCTTACTGTCCGCCGTGTTTACACACGGAAATCTTAAAAAATGAAAGGAGTATGCACAATGACCACTTTTGCAGAGCGTCTGAAGAACGCTATGGAACAGACCAATGTGAGCCAATCTGACCTGTCAAGGCGGACGGGGGCTTCCAAGGCCGCTATCAGCCAATACCTTTCCGGGAAGAACACCCCCGGCCCTGATCGTATCAAGGCCCTTGCCGATGCAACCGGCGTTTCCTTTGACTACCTGATGGGTTATGGAGCCGCCCCGGTTGCTGAACCGCCCATCAAGAAGATCAGCGTGAAGGAAGCCGCCCGGTGCATGGGAAAATCTGATCAGTTCGTCAGAATCGGCCTTCAGCGTGGCCTTCTTCCCTTCGGGAATGCTGTTCCCGGAACCGGCGCTTGCTGGAATTACTACATCAACCCCACCAAGTTCCGTGATTATGTGGGTGCTGATCAGTTCAATTCCTTCTTCGGCCTTACGGCCTGAAAGGGGAACACCGATGAATAACACCCGTGATGAACTGTTGGATTTGATTAGGAACGCCACCAACATTGATATGATTTGCTTCTTCGCCATTATCTATGTGGTTGCGCCCGATTCCCCCCCCTACACGCCTATTGCCACCCGTGGCGAACTGAAGAAGGCAATTAAGCAGTTGCGGAGCGCCCAGCATAGCCCGGATTGCCCCGCTGAAATGTCTGAAGGCTTTGAAACGGCGATTCAGTACATCCGCCGTGAATGGCTTCACCGATGAAAGGATGGTTTATATGCTTCAGATCGGAATGATCGTTAAAATCTTGCCCGATGCGGAATACAGCGGCAAGTTCACCGGCTACATCGGCAAGGTGAAGAATTACTTTTCGCAGAACAAGAAGGTTGGCGTGGAACTTTTTCAGCAGACGAATGACGCAAGTTCCAAGGGCCTGTTTTGGTTCTCTGAATCCAAGGTGGTTGCGGCGGGTACTCTGCCGGATGCCATGATGGAATATATCAAGGCTGATCTTAACGCCACCTTCGGCGTTGCAAATCACACCCGCCGTTCCCGTCAGACCGGCCTTCCGCAGATCAAGAAGGTCATTTACAGCGGCCCCAAGACAATCATTCTGTGGGCCGACAACACCAAAACCATTGTTTCCTGTGGGGAAGCAGATTCCTATGACTACTATTCCGGTTTCTGTGCCGCCGTGGTCAAGAAGCTGTTCGGTTCCACCACCCACGCCAAGAAGGTTTTGGGTGCTTCCCTTCAGATCAATGATTAACCTGTTCCAGCACCAGCAACAGGCCCTTGACGAAACCGAGGGGAAAAACCGGGTGGCCTATTACCTTGATATGGGCCTTGGCAAAACCTATGTTGGTTCCGAAAAAGCCTTGAAGTTGAACAGCCGTGTAAATCTTCTGGTGTGTCAATGTTCAAAGGTTCAAGACTGGATTGAACACATGACGGAAAATTACGCCATGAACCATTGTTGGATGATTTATGACATGACCAAGAAAAATGAATTTGATTGGTTCATGAAGGCCGCAATGGAAGTTGATAACCCGGATCGGATTTGTGGCGTGATCAACTACGAACTGACCTTCAGGCGGAATGTGCTGAAAACTCTGACCGGCTTCACGCTGATGTTGGATGAAAGTTCCCTGATCCAGAACGAGAACGCCAAACGGTCAAAGTTCATTCTTGGGCTGAAACCGGATAATGTGATCCTCCTATCAGGCACCCCCACGGGCGGCAAGTATGAAAACCTGTGGAGCCAATGCCAACTGTTGGGGTGGAAGATTTCAAAGGAACTGTTCTGGAAGCAGTATATTCAAACGGAATGGGTGGAAACCGATGGTTTTTGGCGGAAGCAAATTACCGGCTATAAAAATGTTGACCGGCTGAAGATGAAGCTGGCCGAACATGGGGCCGTTTTCATGACCACCGAACAGGCCGGAATCAGCCTTCCAAAACGGAACTGGATCAAGGTCAAAACCCGCCCTTCACTCCTTTATTGGAAGTTCTGGAATGATCGTTATGTTGCGATTGACAGCGCCAACCTTGGTGAATTTGAACTGGATGCGGATTTCTACGGTTCCAATGCCCATTGTGAACGGGAATTGATTGGTGATACCAGTTTGACCCGCCGCCTTTACGCCCGTCAGCTTTGCGGCCTATATAACCCGGCCCGTTATGAAGCCTTCCGGGATTTGGTGAACAGCACGGAAGATCGCTTGATTGTGTTCTATAACTTCACGGAAGAAATGGAACGCTTGAAGGGGATTGCTAAGGGCCTGAATCGGCCTGTGTCTGTTCTTTCCGGTGAAGAAAAGAACTTGGATGCTTACCGCTACCAGCACAACAGTATTACCTTCATTCAGTATCAGGCCGGTGCAATGGGCGGCAACTTCCAGCTTGCCAACAAAATCATTTACTTCAGCCTTCCCCAAGGTTCTGAACTGTGGGAGCAATCACAAAAGCGTATTCACCGCCTTGGGCAAGAACGGCCCTGTTTCTATTACCTGATGATCTGTCCGGGAACGGTTGAAGAAGATATTCTTTCCACTTTGGAAATGAGAAAGGACTATACCGATGAACTATTCAGAAAGTATGAGCAAGCGGCAACAGCGCCACAAAGCCCTTAACCAGCGGTTCAGGCGGATGTTCCTTGTGGCCCTTCTGATGGGCCTTGCAATGGGGTTTGTATTTGGGCGCTGTTCTGCTGTCAACAGCAAGGCCCCGGATGTCCCCATTGAACCAGATCAGCTTACCGCCGTGATCCCGGATGTGACCTTGGAGCCGGTGGAACCCCCGCTGGTGGAAGAACCCGCCGAACCTGAACCGGTGCTGTTGGGCAGTTTCAGAATTACCGCCTATTGTTCCTGTGAAAAGTGTTGCGGCGAATGGGCCAAGAACCGGCCCAACGGCATTGTGTATGGTGCCGCTGGTGTGGAACTGAAGGCCGGTGTTTCCTGTGCTTCCCCGCTTCCCTTGGGAACCGTGGTGGAAGTGGAAGGCTTGGGTGAATACATCGTTCAGGATCGCCCCGCCCAATGGGTGATTGACAAATACGGTGAAAACCAGATTGACATTTATTTTGACAACCATGAAGCCGCTTCCGCCTTCGGCCTGAAGCAGTTGAATGTTTATCTGAAAGGAGAACCAGAAAAATGATCAAATGTGAAAATGCTTGCCCCCGTGGAAAGTTCGATGGGTGTTGCCACAAATGCCCGGAGTTCCACACTTGCCCTGATTCCTGTCAGGAAAACCCGAACGCCTGTGGTTCGGCCACCTTCGATGAAGAAACGGCCCTTCAGGAGTTCAAGAACACCCAGCTTGCCACCCTGAACGCCATTGCTTCCCTGACCGCCCACAAGAAGGCCATTGAGGATCAGGAAAAGGAAATGAAGGCCAAGTTGTATGAAGCAATGGTGAAGTTCGGCGTGGATAAGTTTGAATCCGATGTTCTGAACCTTACCCTTGTGAAGCCCACCAATGCCACCAGCATTGATTCCGCCAAGCTGAAGAAGAAATACCCGGACATTGCTTCCGAGTGTTCCAAGACTACCGCCAAGGCCGGTTATGTGAAGATCACCCTGAAGGACGGTGGGGCCGATGGCAAGGGATGAATTATGGGATGCCCTGAAGGATCATGCCAAACAGGTTCATTCAGAACGGGTTGCAAAGAACCCTGACCGGATCGCCTATGCCATTCAGCAGTTTGAAGCCCACAGCATTGAATACCAACTGAAAAATGAGCAAACAGGCCACTTCCATTGTTGGCGGAAGTCTGATGATAAACTGTTTCAATTCTACGCTGGAACGGGGAAGATTCAGGGTTTCACCCAAGTCAGAGGTATTCACAGCCTGATTCAGATGTTGGAGGGGTGAGCCGATGGAAAAGCAGATTGATATTTGCGCTACCTGTGTTCACGATGAACCCGGTTATTGTTCCGTCATTGGCACCATTCCCCATTGCTGTTCCCGCCATTGGCATTGTGAGCCGGGAAAAGCCGCAAAGGACTATGTTCCCAAACAGGAAGAAGGTGAAGTCGATGTTCGGTAAAAGAAAACTTGAATTGCTGGCCCATACCGCACGGATCAAAGAACTTGAAGAAATCCTTTGCCCCTGTGAACAGCATGATTGGATCAGCAACGGCTATCATTTCAGCGGCGGAACCGGGCGGGGAGATGAAGCCACCATTTACCACTACATTTGCAAACGCTGTAAAAAGCGGATGCAAAGTATTCAACCGTACCTTGGGAGGGATTCCGATGGCCGGTGAAAAAAACTTTGAAAACCGCCTGAAGAAATGGCTGGAAGCTGAAGGGATATATCCCTTGGGTGAACCTGTTGACCGTATGAGCGCCCCGCCCTGTGGCTTCTATGAAAAGCGTTGGGGTGGAAGCCGGTATGTGAAAAGCGGCCTTCCCGATATGCGGATCACCGTGAAGGGCATTGCCCTTGAAGTAGAGCTGAAGGCCACCAATGGAACCCCGTCTGTGCTTCAGAAGCGGAATATTCGCCAAATCAATAATAGCGGCGGAATAGCAATGGTGCTATACCCACAAGGGTTTGACACATTCAAAGACATAATAAAGGGGGTGAAATCGTGTCCACAAGATTTTCCCATAGCCGGGTTGAAGTGTTTGATCGTTGCCCATTCAAATATCGGTTGCGATATGTTGATGGATTAGACACGATCCCGAACACGGACGCAGACAACGCCCTGATCCTTGGCACCGCACTTCACACCGGCATTGAAGAAGGGGTTGAACAGGCCCTTGACTTCTACAAGAATAGCTTCCCGGTTCTGACGGATGATCACATTCATGAAATGATGAAGCTGGAAGCCATGATTCCCAAGGCAAAGGCCATGTTGCCACCGGGCGGAACCTTTGAACTGCCCATCGGGAACGGTGATTTCATCGGCTTCATGGATTATCTGTGGCCCTGTGGTTGGGATTCCAGAACCAATGAAACCTTGTTTGATCTGTACGATTTCAAGTATTCCAACAACGCCAAGAACTATGCCGTTTCCGGTCAGCTTCACGAATACAAGTATTGGTATGAACTGACCCATCCCGGCCACCGGATCAGGAATATGTATTTCCTGATTGTTCCCAAGCCCAAGATTAGGCAGAAAAGCACCGAAACCCTTTCCCGATTCCGTGACCGCTTGCAAGCGGCCTTGAAAGATGCTGAACCAACGCTGATGCCGGTTCAGTACAACCCCATGAAGATTGTGGACTTCCTGACCGATGTGAAGCACATGGTTGAAGCCACAGACTTTCCCAAGAACCCAAACCATTTTTGTGGATGGTGTGAGTATGAAGAATATTGTCAGAAAGGATGGGATTATATGTTACTTCCCAAGAATGAACGCCGTGACCTGAACGCCACCAAGAAGAAGGTTGTGTGGCTTTACGGCGCACCCTTCAGCGGCAAAACCTTCTTTGCCAATCAGTTCCCCGATCCCCTGATGTTGAATACGGATGGCAACATCAAGTTTGTGGATGCCCCCTATATCGCCATTCGTGACACCGTTACGGTGGAAGGCCGTATCACCAAGCGCAAGTTGGCCTATGAAGTGTTCATGGATGCCGTGGCCGAACTGGAAAAGAAGCAGAACGATTTCCGAACCATCGTGGTTGACCTTCTGGAAGATGTTTATGAATCGTGCCGGGTTTACATCTGTGACCGTCAGGGCTGGAAGCACGAATCTGATGATTCCTTCCGTGCATGGGATATGGTCAGAAGCGAGTTCCTGAACACCCTGAAGCGGCTGGTAAATCTGGACTATGAAAACATCATCCTGATCAGCCATGAGGACAGAAGCCGTGACCTGACCCGCAAGGGCGGCGATAAGATCAGTTCCATCAAGCCGAACCTTCAGGATAAGGTGGCAAACAAAGTGGCCGGTATGGTTGATCTGGTGGCCCGTATCGTGGCGGACGATGATGAACGGGTGCTGTCTTTCAAGACTTCTGAAGTGATCTTCGGCGGTGGCCGCTTGACTGTCCGTGATAAAGAAATCCCGCTGACCTATGACGCTTTCTGTGAAGTCTACGAGGAAGCCAACCAGAAGGCCGCAGGAGCCGTGAAGCGTGGCGGCAATACCCCGGCTACCCCCGCACCCGAAACCACCGACACGGCCACCACAGCGCCAAGCAGAAGGGGCAGAAAGGCCAAGACTGCAACCCCGCCCCCGGCTGATAACTATGATCCGGCTGAAGATGCGGCAAAGGCGGCTTGTGGTGATCCTGATGGAACTTGGACACCGGGCGGCGGTGAACAGGATGATTCTGTTCCTGTTGCTGAACCGGCCACCGGTGACACCCCGCCTTGGAACGATCTTCCCAAATGCCCGGACGGTGATCGCATTTTCAAACAGCATGACCAGAACCCGGAAATCCCCCTTTGCCCGTCCATTGACGCTGGCCACCGTTGCCACAAGGAAGGTGGCCCCGATGGTTGCCCCCTGTGGGATCGCCCCAAGGCCCCGGCAGAGGAAGCCGCACCCAAGACGGATGCCAACCCGCCCCGCCGTACCCGGAAGAAGCGTGAAGAATAATGGCTGATGTGCTGATGATTGCCGGGAAGCCTGAAACCATCTTCAAAGCCCGTGATTTTGAATATCTGGTTGAAAAACACATGGGCTATGAAGCGGCCAAGTATTTCCGGGAATACGCTGAAAAAGCTGATGAAGAAGTCAGATCGGCCAAGGCCGGTGAGAACACAGACCTTGCTTCCTATGAAGCTGACCTTGAAAGCAACCGCAGAGCCTTTCAGGACATTCAGACGGAAGCCGCAGTTATCATGGGTGTTCTTCAAGAAAAACGGATAAACCGTGAGAAGATCGCCCATGCAATCAGGGAAATTGGAAAAATTCTTTCCAACCAAATATAAAAACAACATTTTTGGAGGTAAAAAACTATGGCTATTGATTTTGACAAGATTGATCGTTCTGTTGATCTGAAGGGCCTTCAGGCCGATGTGGAGGATGCCAAGAAGAACGGCGGCGGGGATTTCCCCACCATTCCCGCTGGCAAGTATGAAGTGAAGCTGGAAAGCATGGAGATCAAAGGCACCAAGGCCGATCCCAACCGCCCCATGCTGGCCGTGTCCTTCAAAATCCTGTCCGGTGAGTTCAAGAACCAGCGCCTTTTCATGAACCGTGTCCTTTACGGCACCAAGAATGACAAGAACATGATCGCTTCCGCTATGGGCTTCCTTGAAAAGCTGGATTCCGGTGTTCCTATCAGCTTCACCAGCTACAAGCAGTTTGCCCAGCTTGTTCTTGATGTGGCAGAAGCCATTGATGGAACCTTGGAATATGCGGTGGACTACGATGATTCCCGCTTCAATTCCATCACCGTTGAAGAAGTTTTCGAGGTTGAAAACTGACCCAAAATTTTTTACAATGGTTGTAGGCAAATAGTCTACCGCAAAGCAACTGTTGTCTACTTGAAAGATAACTTTCAAGCCGGGGCGAAAGCCCCGGAATGGCCCCAAGTGAAAGCCTTCCCGTGGCGGGGCTGATAAGGCGGCAACGCTGACCGATTTCACAAAAGCTGAAAGGATGTGAGTTGATGATCTTCTATGATTTTGAGGTTTTCCGGTATGACTGGTTGGTTGTCCTGATCGACCTGAACGCCCGGAAAGAAACCGTGATTATCAATGATCCCGACAAGCTGAAGCGTTTCTATGAGGAACACAAGGGCGTGATTTGGGCCGGTTACAATTCCCGGAACTATGATCAGTACATCCTGAAGGCCATTCTGTGTGGGTTTGATCCAAAGCCTGTGAATGATTGGATCATTGCAGAGGATAAACCCGGTTACAGATATTCAAGCCTGTTCAGGGAATACCCGCTGATCAATTATGATGTGATGCCGAACCCGCCAATCAGCCTGAAGGCGCTGGAAGCGTTCATGGGCCATTCCATCAAAGAAACTTCTGTTCCCTTTGACATTGACCGGCCTTTGACTGAAGCAGAATTGGCCGAAACGGTCAAATATTGCCGCCATGATGTGGAACAGACGGTGGAAGTGTGGTTAAGGCGGAAAGAAGATGAATTTGATGCCCAAATGTCACTTGTGAAGGCGTTCCACCTTCCCATTTCTGACATTGGCCGCACCAAAGCACAACTTTCCGCCAAAATCCTTGGGGCCGTTCAAAGGGAACACAATGATGAATTTGAAATTGAGTTCCCGCCCAGCTTGCGGATCGAAAAATACACGGAAGTTTTGAATTGGTACAAGAACCCCTTGAACCGTGATTATTCCAAAACCCTTGAACTGGAAGTGGCCGGGGTTCCCCATGTGTTCGCTTGGGGTGGCCTTCATGGGGCCATTCCCAAATATCACGGGGAAGGTTGGTTTGTCAATGTGGATGTGGCTTCCTATTACCCGTCTTTGATGCTGGTTTATAAGTGGCTTTCCCGTAATGTTCACGATCCTTCCAAGTATGCGGAAATCTACCACACCCGCCTGAAGCTGAAGGCGGAAAAGAACCCCATGCAACAGCCTTACAAGATTGTTCTGAACAGCACCTATGGCGCTATGAAGGATAAGCACAATGCCATGTATGACCCCCGGCAAGCCAACAATGTTTGTGTGGGCGGTCAGCTTCTTCTTCTGGATTTGATTGAACGGCTGGAAGATCATTGTGAAATCATCCAGAGCAACACGGATGGTATTTTGGTAAAACTTCGCCGGTATGAAGATTTTGAAATGCTGGACGATCTGTGTTGGGAGTGGGAGCAAAGAACCGGGATGCGCCTTGAATTTGATGAATTTCAAAAGGTGTATCAGAAGGATGTGAACAATTACATCATTGTTCCTTCCGGGCCGCTTCGTGACGAAAAAGGGAAACCCCGCTGGAAGTGCAAGGGTGCCTATGTCAAAAAGCTGTCCGATCTGGATTATGACCTTCCCATTGTCAACCGGGCTATTGTGAACTATTTCCTTCAGGGGATCAGTCCGGAAACAACCATCATGGAATGTTCCGATCTTCGAGATTTTCAGAAGGTTGTGAAGGTGTCCAGCAAGTACAAATACGCCCTTTATTCCCCGGTAATTACGGAAGCCAAGATCAGGGATGAAAAAGGCCGTTCCAAGAAAATCACCCGCTTCAGTGGTGGGGAAGTTCAGACGGATAAAACCTTCCGGGTGTTCGCTTCCAAGGATCAGAGCAAGGGCGGAATCTTCAAGGTTTCCGGGAAAATCGTCAAGGGCCGGGAAAAGAACCCTGAAAAGTTCGGCAACACCCCGGATCATTGTTTCTTCATCAATGATGATGTGACCAACCTTCCTATCCCGGATGAACTGGACAAGCAGTATTACATTGATGTTGCTTGGGATCGGTTGAAAGATTTCGGGGTGGAACGATGAACAATAAAACCTTTCGGGGGGGGGAGCGTTGAAGCATGGAACTGTTTAGGGGCTATGTGCCTACCAGAAATAAACAATGCCTTGAAAAGTTCAAAGGCGTTGAAAAACTGAAAACCCGTTCAGAAGTCCAAGACCTTGATGAATACGCCGGTATTCTTGGGGAAGAAACCATCCTGATTGATGTGGATGATGCGGAAACATCTGAACTTCTGTTCAGAATGGTTCAGGATTTAGAACTGAAGTGCAGAGTGTACGCCACCACACGGGGAAAACACTTCTTGTTCAAGAACTGTGGTGTTAAAAAAAGCTGGACGAAATGCACCTTGGCCGTGGGTATCACCACGGATGGAAAGGTTGGAGCCAATAACAGCTATGAAATCTTGAAGTCCGGTGGCGTGGAACGGCCCATTCTGTATGACTTCCCTGAAGGGGAGATTCAGGAACTTCCCAAGTGGCTGACCCCGGTGAAAAGCAACTATGATTTCCCGAACCTTGGTGAAGGTGATGGGCGAAACCAAACCCTGTTCAACTACATTCTGACCCTTCAGAGTGACGATTTTACCAAGGAAGAAGCCCGTGAATGTATCAGGCTGATTAACCGTTATGTGCTGAAGAAGCCCCTTTCCGACAAGGAACTTGATGTGATCCTTCGGGATGATGCCTTCAAGAAAACATCCTTCTTCCGGGATAAAACCTTCCTGTTTGATAAGTTCGCCACCTACCTGAAGAACAACAACCATATTGTGAAGATCAATAACCAGCTTCACATTTACAAGGATGGTATCTATGTTTCCGGTGCCGGTGAGATTGAAGGGGCCATGATCAAGCTGATCAGCAACCTGAAACGGGCGTGGCGTTCGGAAGTTCTGTCCTATCTGGAAATCATGATCGAGGAAAACACCAAGGCCACCAACCCGAATATCATTGCTTTCAGCAACGGCCTTTACAATATCCGGGATGGTTCTTTCAAAGAGTTCACCCCGGATGTAGTCATTACGAACAAAATCCCGTGGCCGTACAACCCCGCCGCCCATGATGATCTGTTGGATCATACCCTGAACCGGTTGGCCTGTGATGATCCTGAAGTTCTGGCCTTGCTGGAAGAAATGGTGGGCTATTGTATGTACCGCCGCAATGAACTTGGCAAAGCCTTCATCCTGATTGGCGATAAGAGCAACGGCAAATCCACCTTCCTTCATGTGGTGAAGAACCTTCTTGGAGATCAGAACATTGCTTCCCTTGACCTGAAGGAATTGGGCGATAGGTTCAAAACCGCTGAACTGTTCGGCAAGCTGGCGAACATCGGTGATGATATTGGTGATGAATTTATTGCCAATGCTTCCGTGTTCAAGAAGCTGGTCACGGGTGATCGGGTGAATGTGGAGCGCAAAGGCCAAGATCCATTTGAGTTCAACAATTATTCCAAGTTCCTGTTCAGCGCCAACAATATCCCCCGTATCAAGGACAAAACCGGAGCCGTTCAGCGGCGTTTGGTGATCGTTCCCTTCGATGCCAAGTTCACCCCCAATGATGCTGACTTCCGCCCGTTCATCAAGGATGAATTGTGTGAACAGGGTTCAATGGAATATCTGGCCTTGCTTGGCCTTCAGGGGTTGAAGCGGGTTCTTGGGAACGCACAGTTCACCACTTCCAGCAGAGTTCAGGGGCAGTTGGACGAATACGAGGAAAACAACAACCCCATCATTGGGTTTATCAAAGAAATTGGGCTGGATTCCATTGTGAATGAGCCTACCAAGACGGTTTATCGGAAGTATAAGGAATATTGCATTGCAAACAACTTCCAAGCCCTTTCCAACATCGAGTTTTCCAGACAAATCACCAAGCGTTGTGGCTTGGTGATCGTGGATAAGTGGATCAGCCGCCTTGGGAAATGCCGGGTATTTGTAGAAAGTGAGGATGCGGAATGATTCAGATTTTTGATAGTATGACGGAACTGTTGGAAAGCGTTCCCAAGGAAAACATGACCTTTGAAATGTGCAATGCGTTTGTGAAGGCGTGGGGGAAAATTCATGGATATGGCGGTGGGAAGTCTGAAGTTCATCCCTTCACCATGTATCCGAAAATCATGGTCAGCGTAAGTGGTGGAGCAGATTCCGATATTGTCCTTGATCTGGTGGAACGGATTGGCTACCCATTAAGTGAAGTTCATTATGCGTTCTTTGATACCGGCCTTGAATTTGCCGCTACAAAACGCCACTTGGAATATTTGGAACAGAAGTATGGAATTACGATTGAACGCTATCGGGCTAAAATTCCGGTTCCCCTTGGAGTTAAAAAATATGGGGTTCCCTTTTTAAGCAAAAAGATCAGCAATAATATTCAACGCCTTCAGAAGCATGGGTTTAAGTGGGAAGATAAGCCATTTGAAGAACTATATGCGGAATATTCCCGTTGTAAATCGGCCTTGCGCTGGTGGTGTAACCAATGGGGCGAAAAGTCCAAATTAAACATTTCAAACCGGAAATGGTTAAAGGAATTTATGATTGCCAATCCACCAGATTTCCCCATATCGTCGGGATGCTGTGATGGAGCTAAAAAGGGAACGGCAAAGATGGTGGAAAAAATCATCAATCCCGATCTTTCTATTCAAGGGGTACGAAAGGCAGAAGGTGGAATCAGATCAACCGCATACAAGTCATGTTTTGATGAAATTTGCGGTGAAGCGGATCAGTTTAGGCCCATCTTTTGGTTCAAAAAGGACGATAAAAAGGCGTATGAAGAAGCGTTTGGGATCGTTCATTCTGACTGTTATTGCAAATATGGACTTGATCGGACAGGTTGCGCTTGTTGCCCATTTGGAAAGTTTTTTGAAAGAGAACTTGCCGTTGCTGAACAATTTGAACCAAATCTTTATAGAGCCGCTATTCATGTGTTTGGAAAATCCTATGAATACACCCGGCAATATAGAGAATTTCAAAAGAAAATGGAAGGCGGCGCAGAATGAGTGGTTCCAAGAAGGTGTTCACCACATTAGGCAGTTCCAACCATGTTCCTGAAGAACGAGAAGCATTTGATTACTACGCCACCGATCCAAGGGCCGTGGAAATGCTTCTGGAACTGGAACAGTTTTCCCCGGTCATTTGGGAACCGGCCTGTGGTGAAGGCCACATTTCCAAGGTGCTTCAGGCCCACGGTTATGAAGTCATTTCAACCGATCTGATTTACCGGGGCTTCGGTGATCCTGAACCGTTGGATTTCCTGAAGGAAACGCTGGACGATTTTGAAGGCGATATAATCACAAACCCGCCATATTCAATGGGGCTTGAATTTGTTCAAAGGGCGCTTGAAAGCGTCCGCCCCGGTGGGAAAGTGGCTATGTTCCTGAAGGTTCAGTTCTTGGAGGGGCAAAAACGGGGTGAGTTCTTCAGGCATACCCCCCCCCGAAAAGTTTATATCAGCCGTTCCCGGCTGGCCTGTTATAAAAACGGTGATATGACCGGGAAACCGGAAAGCGCCATTGCCTATGCGTGGTATGTGTGGGAAAAGGGCTTCACCGGTGATCCGGTGATCAAATGGTTCAACTGAAAGAAAGGATGATTTCAATGTTACCTAAAACCAAAACGGAACGCCATTCCGATATTTGCAAGGAAATCAATGCCTTGTACGCCATGAAAAATCATGACTATGGTGACAGCTTTCACCAGACCTTCACGGAAGAAGGAATGGCAATGCCCCGGATCAGACTTGGGGATAAGCTGGCCCGGTTCAAGAGCCTGACCAAATCCGAGGTTCAGGAAGTCAAGGATGAATCTATCCGTGATACCCTGATTGACCTTGCCAATTACGCCATTATGACCGTTCTTGAATTGGACGATCAGAAAGCGGAGGAACACGCCGATGAACGCTAACCGTTATATGCGGGATTCCTTGCGAACCGCTGACCGTTCCAACATGGATCGGCTGAAGCTGGAATGTGCCTTGGGCCTTTGCGGTGAAGCCGGTGAAGTGGCCGAACAGGTGAAGAAACATTTCTTCCACGGCCATGAACTGGACAAGCGCCACATGATTGAAGAACTTGGTGATGTGGCTTGGTATTTGGCCGTTCTGTGTGATGCCATTGGTTCTGACCTTGATACGGTCATGGAAGAAAACTTGAAAAAGCTGGAACAGCGTTACCCTGAAGGGTTCGATCCTTACCGGTCACAGCACCGGAATGAATTGGGAGGTTGAAGAAAATGAAAATTATCAAGCCTGATGTGCAGTTCATCACCCCGATTGATGGGGCCACTATTCTGAAGCGGCTGGAACAATGTGGCCGTGTCTGCTACAAGTCCGAGGACAAAATCACGGAAGGTTCCGCTGAAAAGTTCGTTGCCGGGATCATCAAGCGTGGGCATGAAGCGGTTTTGGAACATTGTTCCTTCACGGTGAAGTTCATTTGTGATCGTGGGGTTTCTCATGAGATCGTCCGCCACCGGATGGCTTCTTACTGTCAGGAATCCACCCGCTATTGCAACTACGGCAAGGGCAAGTTCGGTGAGGAAATCACGGTGATTGAACCTTGCTTCCTTGAACCCGGTTCCAGAGCCTATGACTATTGGCGGGATGCCTGTGAAGGGGTGGAAATTCGCTATTTTGATATGCTGGCGGAAGGATGCGCACCGCAAGAAGCCCGTTCGGTTCTTCCCAACAGCCTGAAAACGGAAGTGGTCATGACGGCCAACATTCGTGAATGGCGGCATTTCCTGAAGTTGCGCTGTTCACCCGCCGCACATCCGCAGATGCGGGAAGTGGCCTTGATCCTGTTGGACAAGGTTCATTGGCTGATTCCGGTGTGCTTCGATGATATTTGGAGTGAATACCATGCCGATGTTTAAGAAGTCCGGTGGTAAAATCTTCGCCGTTCAGTTCAACAAAGCTGAAGAACGGGCCTTGGATCAGGAAATCAAGAAACAGATTGTGGAAAATGATCGGGCCTTTGACATGGACAAAGAATCATCCATCCTGTGGATGCTTCACACCCAATTTGGCTTTGGCCCAAAGCGCCTGAAGCTGGCGTGGAAGCTGTTCTATGCCGAAACCTTGAAGCTACGGGAACATTACCTGATGGAACAAGCCGATGATGGGTGGTTGGCCCGTAAAAAGCTGAAGGACATTGGATGTGACATTGAAGAATGGTACAGAGAAGAAGGAGGGAAAACCGATGCCTAAACCTTGGGAAAATGCTGAAGGGTATTACGATCCGACAGCCTACCACGGCACAAAGAACATCATCCGTGACGAGGATGAACAGCAGAAGCGGGTGAACACCCTGATCTTCGTCCTGAAGTACATCACCCGTTTGGCGGGGTTTGAACTTCTGAACCGTATTGAAATCAAAGACCGTAAGACCGGGAGGGAATACCGATGATGAATAAACCGTGTCCTTTCTGTGGCGGGGAGTCGCTTTTCATGGATTGTGACGGGTGGTATTGGGTTCGTTGCAGAAAATGTGGGGTTGAAACACCCGGATCAGATATAAGAGAAATAGCGGAAAATCAATGGAATAGGCGGGTGAATGACGATGAAAAATAAACCGTGTCCTTTTTGCGGGGCTGATTTGGTTCAGGAAAACCGGCTGAACCCGCTTGCAAAGAAATATGCGGATATTCCGTTCAGAACCTTCTATGTTCACCCTAAAAACGGTTGCTTCTTGGAAGCGTTGGCGTTGAGGGGCGAGCAGTTGGAGAAGTGGAACACCCGAAAAGCCTGAACAGGTGCTTCTTCAGTAGGGGTTGGAACAGCGGCCTTCAATATATGTGGAATGATGTTGAAGGCCCTGAAACCCTTGCAATACCTTGATTTTCTGTGAAATCCTTCAACATTCAACATTCAACAGATTACTTCAATTATTTAGAAGAAAAAAATATATAGTATATGAAGAATGTAATAATAGTGAAGAAGGCGCTTCTGATCTTGAATGTTGAAGGATTTTCCGAAAACCCTTGATATACCGGCGTTTGATGCCCTTCAACATTTATTCCAGAAAGGATGTGTTACATAGTGAATGACAAAGACCTTTCCCAACAGGCCAAGGATTTTCTGAACCAAATCAGCCGCCTTGATGCCTTGATCAATAGACTTCTGAACACGGTTGCGACAGAGCGTTCCCGGTTGACTTCCATCGGGTGTGAACTGAAACAGGATAAGGTTCAAACTTCAGGCCCCAAGAACAGCCTTGAAGAAACGATCTGCAAGATTGATGAACTTGAACGAACCATCAACGCCCGGATTAATGAACTTGTTGACCTGAAGAACACCACCATGAAGGCAATTCGGAGCCTTCCTGACTTCGATCAGCAAAATGTTCTGATTGCCCGATACATTGACGGGAAGAAATGGCTTGATATTGCCTTTGACCTTAACTTTTCAATTTCACAGGTTTACAAGATTCACGGGAAGGCCCTGATTTCTTTTTCTGAAAAGAATCCTAACCTTTTATTATCGCTTGAACAGTAGTGTAAAATCCTATTCTTGTGAAAAGTGTGTAGGATTTTATAGTATCAAGCATGTTATTCTGGAATCGTAAAAATGCACCCCTTATAGGGGTGCATTTCACTTTTTTAGGAAAGGGGTGAATACCTGTGACACTAAGACAGCGGAAGTTCTGTGATGAATACCTGATCAGCGGCAATGCTACGGATGCGGCAATCAAGGCGGGGTATTCGCCCAAGACCGCAAAGCAGACGGGTTCTGAAAACCTTGCAAAACCTGACTTGAAAGCGTACATCGAAACCGAACTTGAAAAACTTCATTCGGCTAAGATCGCTGATGCTGAAGAAGTCATGAAATACCTGACTTCGGTAATGCGGGGTGAACATACTGAAGAAATTCCGATCCTGTGCGGTGACGGTTGCCAAGAGTTGACGCAGAAAGAGGTTGGAGCCAAGGAAAGGCTGAAGGCCGCTGAACTGATTGGCAAGCGTTATGGTATGTTCACGGACAAGGTAGGTGTGGAAGGGGCCGTTCCGGTGATTATCACAGGGGATGATCAACTTGAAGATTAGCCCACAGGCCAAGCGGGTTCACCTTCCTGAAGTGGTTGGCAAGGGTTACGGAACCTTCTGGAACTTCAAAGGCCGTTATCGGGTGTGTAAGGGAAGCCGTGCTTCCAAGAAATCCAAGACAACGGCCCTGAACATCATCAAACGGATGATGCAATACCCTGAAGCCAATACCCTTGTGGTTCGCAAGGTGTTCAGAACCTTGAAAGATTCCTGTTTCACTGAACTGAAATGGGCAATCAACCGCCTTGGGGTTTCAGCCTATTGGGAAATCAAGGAAAGCCCCCTTGAAATGACCTACCTTCCCACCGGTCAGAAGATTTACTTTCGGGGCCTTGATGATCCCCTAAAAGTGACGAGTATCACGGTTGAAATAGGGTTTTTGTGCTGGTGCTGGATTGAAGAAGCATACGAAATCATGAATGAAGCTGATTTTGATATGCTGGATGAATCCATCCGTGGTGCTATCCCGGAAGAAACCGGCCTGTTCAAGCAAATCACGCTGACATTCAACCCGTGGAACGAAAAGCATTGGATCAGGAAACGCTTCTTCGGGGAGATCACCGGCAAGGATGCCCAAGGGAACCCCACATACAAGTTTCATGATAGCTGGATCAGCCCGGATGGGCAGGTTTACGCCACAACCACCAATTACCTGTGTAATGAATGGCTGGACACGGCGGATTTGAAGGTGTTCAACACCATGAAGGAAAACAACCCCCGCCGCTACAAGGTGGCTGGCCTTGGGGGTTGGGGCATTGTAGATGGCCTGATTTTCGATAATTGGCGGGAAGAAGCCTTTGACTATCTGGCTATTTCCAAGAAGCCTGATGTGAAAAGCGCCTTCGGCCTTGACTTCGGTTATACCAACGATCCCACGGCCCTGTTCTGTGGGCTGGTGAGTGAGAAGGAAAGAACAATTTGGGTTTTTGATGAATTGTATGAAAAGGCCCTGACGAACCGGGCAATCTGTGACCGGATCACCGGCATGGGTTACGGCAAGGAACGGATCAAGGCCGATTGTGCCGAACCCAAGAGCATTGATGAATTGCGGGATGCTGGCCTTCATCGTATCAGAGCCGCCCGGAAGGGCAAGGACAGCGTGAACAACGGAATCCAGTACATTCAGGGTTACACCATCATTGTTCATCCCCGATGCGTGAACTTCATCACAGAGATTTCAAACTACACATGGGCAGAAGATAAGTTCGGGGCCAAGATCAATGTTCCCATTGATGATTTCAACCACCTGATGGACGCTATGCGTTACGGGCTGGAAGATATGTTGGTTGGCCCCGCCTTCAGCTTCGACTAACAACATGATAGTAACAAAACACACGAAAAACACACGGTTTCCGTGTGTTTGCGTTTATTAAGCAATGAAGAAAGGCGGTAAGTGAATATGTTTCTGGATAACGCTATGGAGCGTATCAACCGCCTGATCCTTCAGGGTGGGCGAACCGGCATGACTGAAAATCAGTTCTTCGCCGCTGAAATCAAGGAATGGAAGAATAGTCAGCGCCGCAAGGATCAGGTTATGGGTGATCTGTACTATGAAGGACAGCATGACATTCTTCAGCGTCAGCGCACAATCATTGGTGAAAACGGTCAACTTCAGGTGGTGACGAACCTTCCGAACAATCGCCTGATTGATAACCAATATGCCCTGATGGTGGATCAGAAAACCAACTACCTTGTGGGCAAGCCCTTCACCCTGAACTGTCAGGATAAGGGTTACACGGATGCTTTGGGCAAGGTTTTCAACAAACGGTTTTACCGGCTTCTGAAATATGTTTGTGAAGATGCCCTGAACGGTGGCATTGGCTGGCTTTATCCTTACTACAATGAAGCTGGTGAATTGTCCTTCAAGCATTTCCCGGCCTATGACATTCTTCCTTTTTGGGCTGACGATGATCACACCATCCTTGATTGTGCGATTCGTTACTACACCCAAGAAGTGTGGAACGGCTACCAGAAGGAAAAGGTGGAGAAGGTGGAAATCTTCAAAGCCGATGGCATTTACCGGTATATCTATCAAAATGATATGCTGATTGCCGATGTGGAAGCCGGTGAACACGAAAACTATTTCATGGTTGAGGAAGAAGGCCAAGAACCCAAGGGGTTCAACTGGACAAGGATTCCGCTGGTTCCCTTCAAGTATAACAAACAGGAAATCCCCCTGATCCGCCGTGTGAAAACCCTTCAGGACGGAATCAACACCATGATTTCCGACTTTGAAAACAATATGCAAGAGGACGCACGGAACACCATTCTGGTTCTGAAGAACTATGATGGTGAAAATCTTGGTGAGTTCCGCCACAACCTTTCCACCTATGGAGCCGTGAAGGTTCGTGAGGATGGCGGGGTTGAAACCCTTCAGGTTGAAATCAATGCAGAGAACTACAAGGGCATTTTGGAACTTCTGAAGAAGTCCTTGATTGAAAATGCCCGTGGTTACGATGCCAAGGATGATCGTTTGAGTGGCAACCCCAATCAAATGAACATTCAATCCATGTATTCTGACATTGACCTTGACGCAAACGGCATGGAAACCGAGTTCCAAGCGGCCTTTGAAGAACTGTTGTGGTTCATCAATCAGGATTTCAGCAACAGGGGCTTGGGCGATTATGAAGGCGCTGAACTTCAGATCGTGTTCAACCGTGACATTCTAATCAATGAAACGGAATCCATTGAAAACTGTTCCAAGTCCGTTGGTATTCTGTCCACGGAAACCATTGTGGAACAGCACCCGTGGGTTACGGATGTTGAAGTGGAGCTGGCCCGGTTGCGTAAGGAAAAGGATGAAGCAATGGAACAAGCACAGGAATACGCCGGGGCCTTCCAGACCGGCAACCAGAACAAAGGTGACAATGGCGAGGGTGAATAACCCCCGCCGTTTCACAATATATGCCGGGGCAGACCTTGAGTGTGGCGGGGTGCTATTACTCCTACCCGCCAAAGGGTGAAATTCCCTTCCCCGGCCCATCATGGCCCGTTAGTCAAGTGGTTAAGACACCGCCCTTTCACGGCGGTAACGCCGGTTCGATCCCGGCACGGGCTACCATGGCCACAAAGGAAGGAACCAAAATTCAGCAAGGCGCAAGCCCCTATGAAGAAACAGCGTGGCCTTCTATGCTGAAGTGGATGGAATAGGCAGACACGGCGGATTCAAAATCCGTTGCCGCAAGGCGTGTGGGTTCAAATCCCACCTTCAGCACCATTTTTCAGGATTGGAGGAACGGCCCATGAGAAATGCGGATTATTGGCGTGGGCGGTTTTCCATCTTGGAGGACAGCGCCCACAGAGAAGCCCAAAAGACTATTCAGGGCATGGAAGAACTGTATCTGGATGCACAGCGTTCCGTTCAGAAGGAAATTGAAAGCTGGTATGCCCGTTTTGCGGTGAACAACCAAATCAGCCTGACCGATGCCCGGAAATGGTTGACTGCTGGACAGCTTGAAGAATTTCATTGGAGCGTTGAACAGTATATCAAGATCGGTGAACAGGCCGGGTTGGATGCGGCATGGTTGAAGAAGCTGGAAAATGCGTCCGCCCGGTTCCACATTTCCCGCCTTGAAGCTGTCCAGACAGGTATTCAACAACAGCTTGAATTGCTGTATGGCAATCAGGTTGATAGTTTGGATGCCCTGTTGAAGAAGGTTGTGGGCAACGGCTACACCCACACGGCCTTTGAGGTTCAGAAGGGCGTGGGCCTTGGTTGGGATATTACCGGGCTGGATCAGAAGAAACTTGAAACCTTGCTTTCAAAACCGTGGACAACGGACGGGCGAACCTTCCGGGATCGCTGTTGGATTAAGAAGCGGGAATTGGTAGATTCTATTCAGAAAGAGTTGACACAGGGCCTTCTTCGTGGTGACAGCCCCCACAAAATCACCGATGCTATTCAGAAGAAGTTCAAGGTTGCCCGGTATCAAGCGGGGCGGTTGGTCAACACCGAAACCAGCTATTTCAATGCCCTTGCGACCAAGGAAACCTATAAGGAATTGGGCGTTAAAAATGTAGAGATTTTGGAAACACTGGATTCACTTACTTGCCCTATCTGTGCCGGTATGGATATGAAGGTGATTCCGCTTTCGGAGGTTGAACCCGGCGTGACTGTGCCGCCGTTCCATCCCAACTGTCGAGGAACTACGGCCCCGGCCATTGATCCCAAGTATGCCGGTGAAAGAGCCGCCCGGAACGCTGATGGGAATGTGTACTATGTTCCCGCCAACATGAAATATGCTGATTGGGTTCAGACCTTCGTGAACGGCGGTTCCAAGACTGGCCTGACCATTGCAACCGGGGCCGGTGTTGCCAAAACGCTTCGTGATTATAACAGCGAGTTTGGACAGAAGTTCGGCAAAGACCACTATGATCAGATTCGTGACCATGTGGATGCTTGCCCAAGCCCCGACCTTCAGACCGCTTGGGATAAGTACGAAAACCAAATCAAAGTTGCAAAGGCGAACCATCAAGGCGGCGCATACTGTCAGGGCAACAGCATTTATGTGAATATTGACGCTGACGGAAAGGGCCGTTCTTGGAGCGCCCCCTATGCAACCACTTTCCATGAAAGCGGCCATGCTATTGATGGCCTTGCGGCCCAGCTTGGAAGCCCAAATGGGCAATGGCATTTTTCTTCTACCTATAAGGGCGGGGCTTTCCCCCAAACCATCAAGGATGAAGTGAATGATTGGGTGGATCGGATTCTTGCCGACATGAAAGCCCACAAAGATGATTTCCCGTATTGGGTACAAAAAGGCTGGATGTCGCAAAACACCGCTGATTTCTACATCAAGTATGGTGGATTCAAGGTTAAAAAATCCTATGCTTATGCCGCTGTTCAAGCGGAAGTGAAGGCATTGACCCCATTGCAGTACGGTGATCTTTCTGATATATTGGAAGGGGCCACCCGTGGAAAAATCCGCTGTGGCATTGGTCATGGTGGTGGTTCCTACTGGACAACCCGAACTTACAACGGGATTGATTGGGGCCTTGGAACTGAAGCCTTTGCGGAAATGACTTCCGCAACCATGACTTCCCCGGAAAGTTTGGCAACCATCAAGAAATATCTTCCCAAGTCCTATGCCATGTATGAAGATATGTTGAAGGTGATTGCAAATCAGCCGTGAAAGGGGTGTTGAAAAATGGCTGAACTGATTGAACAGTATCTTGAACGATTCCATGAGAACTTCCCCCTGTTCGCCCTGATGGGTGTTGAGGAAGCGGAAGTGAAAGCCATTATTCAGGATTGTTTGGATAAGGGAACCCCTTACCGGCCACCTGAACTGGATGAAAAATCCCTATATTGATGATCTGACCACCCCGGCCTTTGGCCGGTGGTGGTTTTTTCATACCATTTTCGCCGTTTCCCGGTGGTGGGCGGTAAACAGAACCGGGGAAAATCGTGGTTCCTAACCCACGGTAAAAAAGGATTTGGAGGTAACAACAATGACTAAGGAAAAGCTGTTGGAATGGGGCCTGACTGAAGAACAGGCCACAAAGGTTATGGAGGGCTTGAACGGTTCCTTCGTCACCAAGGCCCGGTTCAATGAGGTCAACACCGAACTGACCGCCGCCAAGAACACCATCAAAGAGCGTGACACCCAGCTTGAAACGCTGAAGAAGGCTTCTGGTGACACCAAGGCCCTTCAGGATCAGATCACCCAGCTTCAGGCCGATAACAAGAAGAAGGACGCAGATCACGCCGCTGAACTGAAGAATCTGAAGATCAGCAATGCGGTTGAACTGGCCTTGACCGGCGCAAAGGCCAAGAACAACACCGCTGTTAAGGCGCTGTTGGTTGATTTCATCGGTAAGGCTGAATTGGCGGAGGATGGAACCGTCAAGGGCCTTGATGATGAAGTCAAGAAGCTGGTGGAAGGCAAGGACACGGCTTTTCTTTTTGAGAAGTCCACCGGCACCAAGTTCAAGGGGGCCAAATCCGCTGAAAAGGGTGATGGCGCTGAAGGCGGCATGACCCTTGAAAAGCTGAAGGCCATGAACCCCTTGGATCGCTACAACTATTCCGTCAACCATCCTGACGAATACAAAGAACTTTATGGAGGTAATGAGTAATGGCAAACACTTGCTACGATAACTTTTTCCTGTCCAACGAAATTGAAGATCAGTACCAGAGCCACCTTGATCTTCAGCAGTTTTGCACCGTGGACAACAACCTGACCGGCGTTGCTGGCATGGTTCGCAAGATTCACAAGTACAAGGCCACCGATGGCACCGAGAAGCTGACCATGGGCAACGGCAACACCAAGACCATTGAAGCCGGTTACACCGAGAAGGAATACCGGATTCAGATGGCCCAGAACCGCTTCCAGTATTATGACGAGGAAGCCATGACCGATCCCATGGTGATCACCACCGGCACCCGTCACGCTGGTACGGATATGTTCAACACCGTGAACGCTGACATTTTCGGCGCTTTCAACGAGGCCACCATGACCATCGTGACCACCGCCCTTGGCTTTGATGCCTTTGTGGACGGTGCCGCCATGCTGAATCTGGAAAACCTTGAAGGCGTGACCATTTTCGGCTTCGTCAACCCCGCTGATATGGCGAAACTTCGTAAGGCCCTGAAGGACGATCTGAAGTATGTGGAAGCATACGCCAAGCAGGGCTATGTTGGCACCGTGGGCGGTATCAACATCTACACCAAGAAGAACGCCGAAACCGGCAAGGTGGTTATTGCCACCAAGGAAGCCGTTACCTTGTTCAATAAGAAGGGTACGGAAGTGGAGCAGGAGCGTGAAGGCAATATCCGCCGCAACACGGTTTATTCCCGTAAGTATTACCTTGCGGCTATGACCAATGAAGCCAAGGCGGTTATGATCATCACCGGTTCCGCCGCTGTCACCGCTGACACCACGGTTTCCAGCGACAAGACCTATTACGCCGCTTCCGGTATCGGCTATGTGAAGGTCACGCCCGGTTCCGGTGACAACCCCAAGACCAAGGGTTGGTACGAAATCACGGCGGCGTAAGAAAGGCGGTGAACCCCGTTGCGTGATAAAGCGGTTGCAATGCTAACGGCCCTTGGCGTGGCGGGGGCCGCTGATGATCCGTTGTTGGATATGGTTTTGACCAATGTTCAATGGAGGATCAAAAACCTTTCCAACCTTTCCGAAATCCCGGAGGGGTTGGAAAATCTGGCCGTTTCTATGGCCGTGGGCGAATACCTGAACATGAAGAAGTGTTCTGGACAGCTTGAAGGGTTTGATTTGGATGCGGCGGTGAAATCCATTCAGGAAGGTGACACCAACATTACCTTTGCCCTTGGTGAAGGTAGTTCAACCCCTGAACAGAGGTTGAACAGCCTGATTGATTATCTGATCAACGGGCGTATTGGTGAAATCTACCGTTATAGGCGGTTGGTATGGTAAATAAGGCCGTGCGAACCGCCTTGGAACGGTTGTGGAAGGATCGGTGTTCTATCTTCATCCGTGAGGAAGTCACCGATCCTGTCACCCACCTGACGGATTCTGAAGAAAAGCCGCTTCTTCAGGATCAGCCGTGCAAGCTGTCTTTTGAAACATTAACTTCAACCAATGGGGATGAAGTGGCAACCGCCCAACAGGTGGTGAAGCTGTTCCTTTCCCCGGATGTGAAGGTTCCCGCAGGATGCAAAATCATTGTCACCCGGCCAAATGATGTGGAACGAACCTTCACCTATTCCCGTTCCGGTGAACCGGGTGTTTTCTCCAACCATCAAGAAATCATGCTTGAACCCTTCAGGGGGTGGGCCTGATGGCAAGATGGGGCCGGTGCGATTACCGGGAATTGAAGAAGCTGGATGAACGCCTTCAACAGCTTTCGGAAGTTGACATGGATCGGCTTTGCCGGGATGCCGCCAAGAAGGTTGCCCAAATCCTTCTGAACAAGGTGAAGAAAAGAACCCCGGTTGGCGTGGTTCCGTCCTATGCTACGGATGAAGCCAAGCAAGAATATTGGGCCGGTTACAGCGGGGGTTCCTTGCGTGATGCGTGGACGATCCTTCC